GAGTGGACCACCAGAAACCATTCCTACAACATATAACTACCAAACAGATATAGTAGTTTTTGGTCTTGATGAGTACAATAACAAAAAATCAAGATTTGATTTCAAATATTGTTTTCCTACTACTCTCGGTGAGTTAAATTATAATTACCGAGACCCAGAAGAAACAGATTGTTATTTTAGCTTTGTATTTAATCAATTAGATATTCAGCTCTTGTAAACAAACTTATCTTTACAACTTTTACTAAATTTCTTTCTGAAAAAACATAAGTATTTACAGGTTGAATAGAATTCTATCTATAGTAGAAATTTAAAGAGGAGAAAGAACATGCGTACAATTGAAAGTGCAGGTGTGGAAATAAGGGAATTTGATAATAGTTTTAATACTCAACTTCCTGTTGGTACAACAATTTTTGCGGTTGGTTATGCTCCGCAGGGTCCAACAGATGAGCTTGTAAATGTTACTGCCATTTCGGAATTTGAACAGATTTATGGTTTGCCTACTAATGCAGCAGAGAGGTATTTTTATAATACCGTAAAACAAATACTTGAGGCAAATTCAACTCTTATGGTAACAAGGCTTCCTTATGGTTCTGGTAGTGGTGATGGATATACGCAGAATTATAGTGCGCTTGTGTTTCCTGTATTTCCTTATTCTTCTGACTATACAGATTATACAGTAGCAGCAAGTGGTACAGGATATAAAGCAATAACACCTTTATATACCTTTACTGTAGCGAATACAGATGGAAATTTGACAATAACATCTGCTACTAATTATTATAGTTATCTATCAAGTGCCGCTGTTGAATTTATTGGAGATTTTAGATTTGATGATAGCGCTATTAATAACCCCGCATTTTCATTAACATATGCAACTTCTACAACTGGTCCTGCAGAAACAGTAAATTTCGATTATGTAAGTGCTACAGGTGTATTGAGTGCTGATGTTAATGGATTTGCAGGTACTTTAGTATTAACAGAAATCGATCTTGATGCTATTACATATACTTGGGGTATTACTACAACATTAGGAACTCCAATTACAGCTGGTGCATTAACAACGAATGTATCATATACAGCTGGTGCACTTACTGGTATATCCGATCTTACAGATTCTGATCACTATTATCTTGGTCAACCGTACCATGTTGTTATTGATGAAGTAACATATTTCCAATGGCGCCAAGGTGGTATTAATTGGAAAGATGTATTAGGTACTTCAAAAACATCAGCAGAAATTTATGCTACATCTGGTGTTGGATATGCTGGTATGGTTGTTGTAAACAAACTTAAAACAGCAATCGATGATCAGTTTGCTGGTTATTATATCGCAATCGCTGATAATTCAAAGATAGATAAAGGTACGAACTTTGATTCTATTGCTAATATCAAGACTCTTAATAATGCAACAAATTCTGATGAATGGTTAACATTGAATTCAGAGCGTCTCGGGTTTGCATTAACTGGTACTTATACTCAAGATCAGGGAAGTATTTCTGAAATAGTTGAATCTATTCCAGGGTACGACTTTAGTAGTGTAGGTGCTGGTGGATACACAGATAGTATCATATTTACAATATTCAGAGTAAGGCCTTCAATATACAATGCAGATACAAGAACACTTGATAATGTGTTATTAGAGTCATTCATTGGATCATTTGATAGTACTCGTACAATCAATAATCCACGTGGTGGAAACGCATTGAACTTCTTCTTGCAAGATATTGTAAATGGTGGATCAAATACAGTTGAGATGTTTATTAATCCATTTATTTCAACACAAGGTGGTCCTTGGTGGGATTCTCAAACAGGTCTTCCTCTGAAATCTATTAGAGTAATGGCTGATGGAAGAACGAATGATGATAGTAGTATAGCAACAGATCCCGCACAACCTTATGGTGATGCAAAGGTAAAGTTCGATTCTGCTAGTGCAGATACATACATGTCAAACGGTGATAACTTAAATGGTATTGGCGAGTTTGTAAGTTGTGTTCTTGCAAATCAAAAGCTTGTTGGTAATATGCCATTGAAGCTTGAGAGAGCATTAATGCTTGCTGAAAACCGTGAACTTATCCGTGTTGATATTGTACCTGAGGGTGGTCTTGGAACTGTCTGGACCGGTATGAAACTTGATATGGATAATTATCCTTCTGGAACAACAAGTTCTAGTACTGATCAAACAAATCAAGAATTCGATGATACTAAATATGTAGAAGGTATACTTGAAGCTCATACATTTGATGCAGATAGTGCTGGTCTATTAGATCAAGTAACTGGTGCAGCATCTGAAGCAAATGATCTGTATGAAACAATATACAATGTATTCAATAGTTTCTGTGAAACTACAAGAAAAGATTGCTTGTATATTGCAGATCCTTTAAGATACATCTTTGTACAAGGTAACGGTGATGTAAAGGTTCTTGATGATAGAACAAAGAACTTCTCACAACATATGTTCTGGCCATTAAAGAATCTCTTTGGTGCTGCAAATTCAAGTTATGCATGTACATATGCTAACTGGTTTAAAGCAAATGACAAGGTTTCTAGCAAGCTTGTCTGGTTGCCACCTTCTGGCTTCGTTGCAAATATTATGGTAAAGGTTGATACAAACCAATTCCCGTGGTATGCACCAGCAGGATTGAATAGAGGTATTATAAGAAACATAGTTGATATTGGTGTTAACCCTTCACAGAGACAACGTGATTTGCTCTATAAGAATGGTATTAACCCAACAGTTTATTGGCCTGGTGATGGATATGTAGTTTGGGGTCAAAAGACTCTTCTTACAAAACCAAGTGCATTCGATCGTATTAATGTACGTAGATTGTTCCTCTGGTTAGAGAAAGCTACATTGCAACTTACACGTTGGTTTGTATTCGAACAGAATACTGTATTCACACGTGAAAGACTGAAAACAGCATTGACGCCAATATTTGAGTTTGCAAAGAATAACGAAGGTATTTATGATTATCTGATAGTTTGCGACGAAAGAAACAACTTACCAGAAGTTATAGACCGCAACGAACTAGTTGTTGATATTTATATCAAGCCGGTTCGCGCAGCAGAGTTTATCCTTGTAAACTTCTATGCAACACGCACGGGTCAAGACTTCAGTGAATTGATATAATATAGTGTGTAGCATAAATAATTAAAAGGAGTACATAACATGGGCATGGGAATAAAACAATTTTACGCACAAGCAACCCAAAAAGATTTTTCACGTGATTTTCAGTTACGTGTGATGGAAATGGGTGGTGTGCTGGTACAGGAAGATAATGTCTATATAACGACATCTAATTTACCTGGTTACCAAATACACAATCAAGCAACACCGTTTATGGGATTACAATTTAATGTTCCAGGTTCTGGTACATTCCCTGGTAATGATGCTTGGATAGTTACATTTAGATGCGATCAACAGCTTAATATTCGTCAAAAGCTTATAAATTGGCAAACAACCATTTTTAAAGCTTTCCCAAATATGGCTGGACAGAGTACAGGTAACTATGCACCAAAAGGTATTGAATCAGTAGCTAAATTAATTGTACACGATAGAGATGGTAAGACAGTACGCGCAGTACAATTAATTGGTGTTTGGCCTGTTTCAATTGGTGAAATTGCTTATGATCAAACTGGTAATGGCACTGTTGTAACACTTGCTGCAACACTTGCTTATCAATGGTGGGAACCATTTGATGGACCAAGAGACATAATTGCGTAATTAACAACTAAATAAAAAATAAGAAACGCGTCCCTAAAAGACGCGTTTTTTATTTCTTTTCTGATTTATTTGCTTCTGGAACTTGTGATTGGGTTTGAGGGTTACCCATTGTGGTTGCTTCACGAGAAACGTTTATAACTTCTCTGGAACCTTGTGTTATCTTGTTACCGGTACTTATAATATTTGCTACCGGTGTTGTTATTTTTTGTGTGTTATCAAAAGTTTGACTAATTGTATTTCGAATATCTTTACCGGTTCTACCAGGAATTAAATTAGCAATACTCATAGCAGCGGTATCTATACGACCTAATTTACCTTGAACATTGTTATAAATTGATTCTGTCTTGCTAAGTAAACCTTCTACAATCTCAATAGGGCCTCTTTCTATATTAGGAATTAAACTAGAAGGCGCTTTTTTAAGTTCTACTAATTGTTCTTTACTTGCTTGATCTTGAATAGTAACTTGAAAGCTTTCTGTAGATTCATCATCAGTTGCTTTCGGTGCATCCAATATATATTTAGTATAAGCAAATTGTATTTGTCTATCTATTATTTTATCACCGGTATAATTAAGTTCTTCTGTATCTATTGAAACAGGTACTGCTTGTTGAAGTATTATGCTTTTTCTTAATTCAAGATCTCCTCCAACAACTCTTTTCTGAAAACAATCTAATGATATATCAGCCATTCGAAGATCAAATTGTTTTAAACTCATATGGCCTGTAAGTATGCACCACGGGCGCAAAAAACAATCTACAAATGATTGATTTGTTTCCATAAATGTTATATTTACAATAGGGAGATCAGTACGCTGAATACCTATTAGACCTTTAATATTACCGGATTGTGATACACCTGTACGTTGTACTTCTATTGCATCTCCAGGGAGTTGAATCCCTCTTGCAATAAGAAAATATGTACCACCTACAAACCACCTTTCATCAAATGAAATCCAAGAAGAGTTAAGATTCCATTGAGGCTCATAATTTGAAAAATTGTCTTGAATAATAGTGTTTATTTGATTAATATAGGAAACAGGGAAACCAACTAACCAAAATTGGGATAAAGCATATGTATTGGAGAACCTAGATAGGTTCCCCCAGAATTTTTTGTGAAGTTCTACATTACCAATACTAATAGCCATTGCAAACACCTGCTCTGTAAATAATTATTCATGGAGTATGTAAAATAAAGGAGTAACTATGAGTGAATTGAAAATAGATCAAATCTTAAAAGAAATAGAGAAGCGTCAAATATCTTATGCTTCTCAAACTTGGGTACCATCTTTACAGAAAGAGATAAGGTTTCTTGAAATAAATACTTCTCAACAAAAGAGACTAGTTAAATCGATACTTGACTCTTCTGTGCTCAATACAGAATTTATCCTTACATTGAGAGATATAATAAAAGAAAACTGTATTGATAATACTGTTAATATTGATGATTTAACTATCATTGACAAGTTGTTTATTAGTATTGGAATGAGAAGTAATAGTATAGGTAATCTAATACCAGTTGATATTCAAACTAAAGAAAAAGAGACTATAAATCTTAATATAAATCTTGATGATGTTTTGAAAATAGCAAAAGAAACTATTGACAACATAGAAGGTAAAACTATTGAAGATAAGGTTTTTAAGATAGAATGTGGTTTGCCTACGATTGGGTCTGAAGTTCAATTAGAGAACCAATTACATAAAAATAAAGAAGTAAGTGTTGAAAGTAAGCAACAGTTTAAAGATGTTATCTCTGAATCCTTCCTTGAAACGATAATACCTTACATAAAGAGCGTTGTTATTAATGCTGAGCAGGGACCGCTTGTTCTCCCATGGAATACACTTGATTCTAAGGAGAGGTTAGAGGTTGTAAATAAATTTTCTACTAAGATTCTTAAAGAAGTGCTTGGTTACATAAATTCTATTCAACAACAAATTGAAAAAATAGAGGTTGTCAACTTCAAACATAAAGACGCGGTTTACAGAAAACGTCTAAGCATTGAGGGTAGCGATTTTTTTA